CAGTGCGTTCACCGGAGCCGCTTCTTCGACATCGACCGAAGGCGTGTCGGGATTGTATCGTGTCCAGCCGTTTTGTTCATCATATTCGGCTTCAGCGTCCATCGTCGCCACTTTGGCGCCGTGGATAGGGTGGGTCATGTAGATAACGGGCATAGTTAGAAAGGCCCCCGAAGGGGCCTTGGTTTTTAGCCGATAACCCAGTTCGTGCCGTTGCAGAAAACGGGCACGATGTTGGAGCCACCGCCGGCGACAGTCGCCCCAGCGTTGCCAGAGTAGGCAGCGTTGGAGTTATTGACCGCCATGCGCATGCCTGCAATAGCCGCAGACGCTGTGGGCAGCGAAGCGACAGGAACAAGCGTGAAGGTTGCGCTAGTCAACTGAGGATCGGAATACGCGACGCCGATTGGTTGATTATTTGCCATGATAGTTCCTTAAAAGCGGGGGCCGAAGCCCCCGATTGATTACTTCAGGAAGGCTGAGTAGGCAGCATCACCAGTCTTCACGAAACGGTAGGTGTATGCGCCGAAACGGGGCACGGTCACCGAACCGTAAATCGTGATGCCAGTGCCAGTCGTGACGGGCACGGTGGACGAAGCGCCGGTGTTGTTGTTGTTGCAAATCGTCAGTTCAAAAGCCGAACCGACTTTTGCGCTGGGGATAGCAGCATCAAGCAACGCTGCGGTGGGCAGCGTAACGGTCAACGTAGCATCCGATGCTTTTTGGCAAACAACCAGGCCAACGGCCACTTGAGCAGCAGTCAGGGTGGTGTCTGCGGTCAAGGTGGTGGGGATGGTCTGTACGGTCAGTTGAGCTTCTGTCAGGTTGCCGTCACCAACTTGGTAACCGCCTGCGCCATTAGGGAGAGCCATGATAATTTCCTTTCAAAGATGTAACGAATTGAAGCCCCCGAAGGGGCGTCAAGATTAGCCCCAAATGCGGCAACCCATCTGCGGACGGATTGTGCTGTAGCCGTACAGAACGTCAATACGGCAGGGCATACGATCGTTGTTGATGTCGTACTGGCGAACCACACGCAAGCTGATGCCGTTGTGGACGGCACGGGCTGCCATGTCAACGCCCTGGGGCAGCAACAGGTCAGCGGTAGCGAACGTAATGGCGTCCTTGTGGTACACCAAGTTCTGGGCGTACTGGCTGGAAGCAGCGCCGACGAACACGACAGCTTTGCCGCTAACGGGCAGAGCGTTCATGGTAGCCAGAGCGTGGTTGGCCGAGTACATCGGAGCAACGGTCACGGTAGCGGTCGTGGTGCTGGTCGAAGAAGCCAGAGCCACGAACTGGAACAGCGAACCAGTGGACTCACGGGTCTGCGGGTTCACAGCGTAGCAGTCGGCGATGGTGAACACGTCACCAACGGCGATGGTTTCGCCAGAGCCAACAGTCAGCGTCAGCGTAGCAGCGCCTTCAGAGGTCACGGAAGCGCCAACGGTGTTGCCGGTGGCAGCGCGGGTGCCGGTGGTGTGCTGCTTGATCGACTGAGACATGTTGATCTCGTCGAAGCCCAACACGCCCATGCCCATCATGCCGTTCTTGAACTGCTTGCTGATGGTGTCGGTGGGGTTGAACAGGCCTTTCATGCCTTCAACCAAGCCGGCGTTAGCAGCAGGGTTCACGGTGGCGTAACGGGGGGACATCACAGCGGCGTTCTCGTTCAGTTTCTGCTGAGCTTGCAACAGAACCAAAGAGGTGCCGGGCGTGGTGCCGGGGGTGCCCACGGAGTTACCGATGGTTTTGTAGGCGTTAGCAACGTCAGCGTCAATGCTGGAGGCCAACTGGCTGATACGAGGCTTCAACACGCGCTCTGCGAAGTCATCCAACTGCATGGTCAATTCAGCAGAGGTGAAGTTCACGCCGATGTGCTTTTGCGAAGCGACGGTCAGGGTGGTGAACTGTTCGTTGTCGTCCTGAACTTGCAGGGCGGCACCGTCGGTCACCAGAGCGCGGTCCGGCAGGCGGATACGCAGGGTTGAACCAATCTTGGCGCCTTCAACAGCGAAGCTGTCGTCGTACTGACGGTTCACGTTACGGGTGAGTACCAGGTTGTTCTCCAGAATTTCCAGAGCCTTCCGGGTAATCATGTCAATGGTTAAGATGCTATTAGACACAATTAGGTCCTTTCAAAGTTAACGGTTCATCTGCGCCTGCAACTTCTTCATTTGGCGTGCGCGCTCGGCTTCAATCCACTGCGAGTCAGTCATGGTCTTCGTTGAACGAGGATCAGTCGTGTCATACGCGGGGCTTCCGCTAGAGCGTGCAGACACCGGAGAAATTGGTGAAGGCGCGCTGGTTGTACGTTGGACTGGTGGGGCTGCGGCCACTTTGGCCTCAATCTTTCCAATCTCTTTTGCCTGCAAAATCGGGCCCAAGCGAGAAATTCGTTCCGCTTCCTTGGGGTTTGCACCGAGGTAGTAAGCTACTTCAGGGCCAACGTCCGAGGCTTGGATCGACTGAGCCATCACGGTCGTGATTGGAAGGTTGGGGTTATAGGCGACTTGGTCGAAGTCGTCGTATTTGTCCCGAGCCTTTTCTTCGCGGTCGTGATAGTCCTCAAGAATAGCGGCCTGCTGCTTGGCTGCATCACGTTGAGCGATCAGTTCTTCGGCCTTACGAAGCGCCAATGCTTCCGCGTAGGCTTCAGGGCTTTCAAACTGGTCTGCGGCAGGGGCTTGCGCCGGCGCTGCTTTCAGCGTTTGCAACTCAGCCTGCTTGGCTTGCTGCTCTCGTTCCCACTTTCGCTGCTCTCTTGCGAGGCGCTTGCCGATCATCGCGTCGATTTCAGCCTGAGTGTAGACTTTCTCTACGGGCTTACTTTCTTCTTGGTTCTCGACTACTTCCGGCGCGTTTTCTGCAACCTCAGGCGTGGCCGTCACGTCCTGTGCTGGCGCGGAGTCTACTTCCGCTAGGTTTTGTTGGACTTCTTCAGTCATTTTGTCGATTCTTTAGAATCCCTGGTCAACTGGGCCAGTACAGTTCTCAGATTATGCGCTAAGAAGGCGCTGTGTCAAGAATTATGCAATTAAGCCAAACGATTTCCATGTGCCGGGCGTTCCCGCCACGGTGCAAACACTGCCAATGTAGCCACCCGAAGTTGGCGCAGAGAAATAAACAGTGTCGCCTTCAGTCCAAAGACCGCCAGAAGGCGCGGCGGCGCCAACCATTTTTCGCACGCCGCGATTGCTAGACGATTGCGGAGCCAGCGAAAAAGGCAAAAGTTTCTGGCCCGCAGCAAAACCGCCGCCAGGAACAAGAGAAGCGTTCAGCATTCGATTGCCATCAAACAGCAAACACAAAGAGTAGTCGCTGGACGTGCCAAACAGAAAACAGCTTGTGGTCGGAGCACTGACAACCAAATTGTTTGTGACAAAGTTGTCGTAGCTGCTATTTGTACTGCCTTCAACGCGGACGTTATTTACCGCCAACGGTGAATCAAATCGACAGTTGTCAATCGTGTTTCGACCACCCCACTGCAAATTGATGTCCGCAGTTGATGCAGTAGACGATTGGTTTGAATCTTTGAACAGGCAATTCAAAAATTGATTTTGTGCGCTGGGCGTGCTGCTAGTTTCAGTTGCCACCCAGTTGACTGCGGCTTGAACGCGGGCGTTTAAAAACTGGCAGTTGTCAAACACATTGTCATTTGAAGACAAAGAAATCACTGCGTTTTGATAGAAGTTGTCAAACACGCACTCTTTGAAAGTGATGTTGTCGCTGTAACGGATTCGAGCGCCGTATCTTGCACTGTTTGTTGGTGCGTTGCCACGGAACGAACAGTTTTCAAATACGATGTTTCTGCAAGTCTCTTTTGCAGGTGTAGGCGCCAAGTTGCGGAACATATCCACATAAATGCCGTACCCAACGCGCACCCCAGTCACGTTGTTGACCTTGATGTTGTGGATGCCATGCACTTTGATGTTTGCATCAGAGGCGTACAACAAACCGTAGTCCCCGCAATAGACGTAGACCGCATGAAGCACCGTGTTGTCAAAAACCACGTTGTCGATAGAAACGTCATACGCGCCAGAAAGCGTAAGCCCAGTGGCCGTTGCAAGCGACATAGTCCCGCATTTCAAGTTTTCGATGCGAATGTTGTGCGGATGGGTTGTGCCTGCGGTGGGATCGTTTGCGCCGCCCCAGTGGATGAGAATCGGCGAAGCCAGATTGTTTGGGCCTTGAACATCAATGTTTCTGATGATGACGTTGTTTGAGTCGCCAGTCACCATGATTCCATTGCCATCGGTTTTGTTGCTGATGATGGTAATGTTGTCAATCAAAATGTTTGCGTAGCCAGTACCAACGCCGTAGTCACCAACCAAAATTGGCGCTCCGCTTTCCCCGCTACCTGAATACGACGAACCTGCAAGTTCAACAGTTCCATTACGAACCGCCACGCCGTTGTTTAATTTAAGGCATTTTTTAGCGGCAGTAATTACAAACTGAATCGTGCTGCCATTCAAATCAATGGTTGAATTTGCGGACGTCGTAAGTGCGTCAGTCACTTTGTACGTCTTTGCATTTTCAAAAACAACAAGCTGATCAGCCGCAGCGGTTAATGCGTTTTGGATGGCCGTTGTGTCGTCAGTTGAGCCATCGCCAACTGCACCGTAATCTTTGACGTTGACGGCGGGGCCGTCAATCATCGAGTAAGTTACTTTGGTCAAAGACATAGTTGCCTCAAACGTAATAGGTTGCGCTAATTACCATTTCGGTATTCGCTTTGACATACGTTGCAAAATCCAAATCGCCATACGGAAGCGTTGATGCGCCCGTAGAGCCGGATACTGTAATGACGGTTGTTGACGGGCTGATGTAGCCACCCAAGTTTGCCACGGTTGCATTCAGCGTTGCTGCATAGCCAACGTGGGCCACGCCGTAAGCGCTACTGCCTGCGGAAGTAAACGGCAATCCTTTGACAGACCAGGCGCCGCTGCCGCCAGTGCCAAGAGTGCCCATCTTGATGTAGCACTGCACGGTCACCATGTTGCCGATGCGGGTGTACTTGGCCGAGTTAACGGTCGTTGCGCGGCCAGACCCGGCCACCGCACTGTCAAGCACAGGCGTCCAAGTACCTTCTTCATACCAGTTCAGCAACTGGCTGGTCTTACCCGCTGCGCCGGTGTTGGCGGTGAAGTTGACGCCTTTGCCTGCTGTACCTTGAACAATGTTGCCTGTTTTAATCGTGGTGTCAGTAGCAACTTCAACAACGCTAGTATCGTTGATTCGGAGTTTTACTGTACCGCCTGTTTTTGCGTTAACAACTGTGTTAAGGCCATCAGAAGATTGAGCTAATGCGTTATTCGCAAAATCCGCAGCTAACGAAGAATTGCGAACCCCAAAATACCCGTAGCCAGGATCGTAAATAACAGCGTTGGCGACCGTTGTATCTCTACCGGCTGTTAAATTAGCCACCGAAACTTTTACAGTTGCGCTGCTTTGAACAATCGGCAAAACTTCTGTGCCTGCTAACGGGGTGGTAGCAGCGGTTAGTGCGGATATTTTTTTATCAGCCATGTTTTGACCTCTTTAATTTGTGCATTGGTAAGTAAAAGTTGCGCGGACATATTTGCCCGAACCACTTACATCTGAAACAGACACAGCAGAATTAAGCCCGTCTGCTTTTCTAAACGTTGCTGTTGTGGTGCCCAACAAAACCAATACGTTTTGCATGTCAGTTGGATACCCAATGTTTACGGTGATACTACCGCCCCAAACATCAGTCCCAGTGCTTGCAGCCGTAAAAGGCAATCCTGACAGCACCAGATAACCACTAGCGCCAGTGTTAGTGAACGTGGCGTTATCGAAATAAAAACTGCACGTAACCAAGTTGCCGTTTTTAACGTAATACCCGTTTTTTGACGACGTTGTGATAGTTGACGTGCCCGGTGTTGACCAAGCCAACGAAGGTGTCCAAGTTCCTTGCCGATATTCAAAGGATTGCGTTTTGCTATCTTGCAGAAAACGTTTTCCAACAATCCCCGTTGGCCCTTCAACCATGTACCCGCCTTGAAACGGCGACGTTGTATTGCCAGTTGACACGATGTTTCCAGACACGTTGTCAAAGTAATACATGTAATTGGAAGGGTTGTTGTCTTCAAAATCCCCGCCAATAGATGTGAATGAGTTGCAGTTTACAACACTCATGCGATATGTGCCGTAATCATTCGCGACGCGGCTTTGCATGATTGGTTGAATAAACGTGATCGACGCTGCAACGTTAATGTCAACAAACGCGCCGTCCAAGTTGATAAAAGTCAACGTAGTCGGAGCATCGGCAGTAGGCGAATAAATTTTGACCCGTCGAGCCGTGACGTTTTCGGTCACTGTTGTGTAACACCCTTCACCGTAATATAGCGCCCATGACGTTTTTGTACGCTCACTAGTAGCTTCAATCTCGATGTTTTTCAACGAGTTGCCGTAGCTTGACTGATACCGAATAGCAGCACTTTCAGTGTCATCTACGATGTCGGAATAGTCCAGCGTAAAATTTTCAATTACCGTATGTCTGCGGTTAATGTTTCTGAGCGGGTCGTAAACAGGGTAGTTGTAATCAATGCCGCCAACCTTAATGATACATTCCGCGCCGGACTTACCATACAGCCAAGTGCCGTACTTTGATTCACCAACAAGTCTTTGGCCTGTGTATTTGATCTCCAAATCGCCGCAATAATAGTAGCCGTTTGGAAAGTATACGGTTCGACCAGTGCCGCCTTGAACGCCTTCAGCCGCGTCAATAGCCGCTTGAATAGATGTTGACACATCTACCGTGTTAGCGCCCGCCGTAACCGCTGCAATTTCACTAGCAGACATAAAATCCCAAACGCTCAAAACTTCAGAAAGTTTGACTTCTACGTTAGTAAAAACGGATGCGGTAAAAGGAGGATCGTAGGTAACTTGCGAGGCGTCAACTGCACCAGCGCCTTGCTGTTGCGTGGTGGTAAATTTAACTTCTGCGCCAACATGCAAGCCGCTGTTGAACGTAACCGTAAGACCATTGGTTTCAACATACGCGTATTGAGCGCCCGGACCGTATTGGTTGACACCATCCACAAAAACTGACAGGCTGTTCGTACCAGGTTGATACGGAGCGGTCAACGTAAAAACAGTTTGACCTGCGGTAGCAGTAAAAATTTCTTGATTGTTGGTGTAAGAAACTGCATTGGAATTGATGCCAGTGATGTTGTCATAGGTGGCAATCAAAACATCGTTGCTGTCTTTAAGCACAAACTTGTAGATTGCGCCATCGGTCAACCAAATCTCACCGCTGCCAGGCACTCGACCCGCAGCATCCAGCACAATCGGGTTGGTCCAAAAAACACCCCCCGAGGAGTTTGTATATGTACTTGCGGGTGTAGTTGTGCCAGCAGCGTAGGTGTATAGCCTGCCGCCAGTCAACACGGCTCCCGTGTTGGTAAAGAACTGGGCCGCAACGCCGCCCACGGGTGAGAGATTGACGGCCATTTAGGTCACTCCAACAGAATCAAGCCACCGTCCTCTTGGACGAGATTGTCGCCATTTTCGCAAAGCAAGTTGTTCGCCGATGCACCGCTATCCAGAGTGCCAGAAAACAGCGAAACAATGCCCCCGAGGCCAATGGCCACTGCACTGCGAAGGCCGACACCCCAGCTCATCGGATGTTAATCGGTTTGCAATAGATGTCGCCACCGCTGGACACTTGGATCGCGCTCACGCGCCAAGGTGCGCCAGAACCAGGCTCCAAATAAAACGGGATCGGGGTGTAAGCCGGGATCGGGGTGCTGGCAGTCGTTGCCGTTGCGCCCACGCCCACTGCCACGTAACAAGGGGTCGTTGCCCACACCATCACGCCTTCAGGGCCAGGGTTCCAAGTGGAGGTGCTGCCAGCCGTGCCGGTGTACGACACCGTACGACCGGGAAAATCACCATCAGCTAGTGGTCTGAGAAGTTCCATGTTGGCTCCTTATGCCAAGAATTTGAGCTTGTACAGCGTGCGCAGATAAACCTCAACGATATTATCAATCAACTGCTGCAAAGAAGTGTCGGTCTTTTCGCACACATCGTATCGCATCTTTTCGATTTCAGCGAGCGAATCTTCCAAGAATTCGATGATGTTAGTCGTTTTCTTCGCCGACATCAAGGAGATCGGGCCAATCAGGCCGTGCCGCCCTTGATAGGCCTCGGCAAAGTCGTCTGCCGCGCCAATGATGCGGTCATAGAAGATGTTGAGCGCCACATGCTTGCTGTAGCTGCGAGTGTTCAGGTGGACCGAGTGGGCCACGTCACGGGCCAAAAACAGCGTGCCTATAAAGTCAGCAGCAGTGCTCATTACATCATTCCTTCAGGTTGTGCGGGTGCGCCGGCTGTCGGGCCCGGCTCGGCCATCATCGGTGCGCGCAGCGCCCCTTCGCCCGGCACCAGGTCGCCCGTGTCGATGGCGGCGTGAATCGTGCCCATGACGATGTCTTGAATCTGCTCTGGCGACATGCTGGCCTGCACCGCGCTGATACGCTTGGTTTCAGCGTCGTAGGCCTTGACCTGCGCCTCAAAGCTCTTAATCATCAGGTCACGCGACTCCATCGAGCTCTGGACGTTCTGGAGCATGTTGTACATCTGCTCCATCTCGGCGGCCATGGCCTGAATCTGTTGGTTGGCCGCTTGCAGTGCCGGATCGTCTTGATCTTCCAGCAGTTTGGGGTCAATCATCTTCTTCAGACGGGCTGCCAGCTCATCAGCGCCCGGCCAGTCCATGTTCTTGACGAACAGGTCGCCTGCTGCGCTCCACAAGGCCGGGTTGCCTTGCAGAATCTGGCTCATGGCGTCCATGGCTTCCTGACGCTTGGTCAGGTAGCTCGGTCCGGTCGTCACGATCACGTCGTACTTGCCCACGCCGGGGTTGTAGACCTTCTCAATGACAATACCGCGCTCGTCGCGAATCTCACGCACGGGCATCGGCTGGGTCGGGTCGATCTTGGCCATGCTGGCCTCGCCGTCCACGCCAATGATGCGGGCAATACGCTGGGTGTCGTAAATCTTGGGGATCAGGTCCACCAACTGGCGCCCAATGTGGCGGATGGCGCGGGCCAGGTTGTCCACGAAGTGGTACGTTCCGACGTCGGCCTGGCGCTCGCGCGCCAAAATAGCACGACCTGAGCGCTCGTTGCTTGTGGCCCCGAGGCTTGAGTCGTACTGGCCCGTTGAGGCCTTGATGTCGTCAGCAGCGCCCATTTTGGCCTGAATGAGGCCCGTTTGAGGCAGGGGTGGAGGCGCACGCTGGGGCAGCGGCAAAACGTTGCCGGCGCCGTCTGTAACATCTGGATTGACCTCCAAATACGGCCAGTTGGTCGTGTTGGCGGTCTTCCACTGCGTCTCGTAGCCCTCGAACTGGCCGCCGTAGCCAATAAAGGGGGCTTTGGGGGCCAAGGCCAGCATCTCTGCCTCTTGGCTCACCCAGTAGTTGTACATGCGCTGGGCGTCTTTGGCGTTGCGCACCAAGCCGCTGATGAAAATGCGGCCGTCGACCTCGAACTCGTTGCCGATCACACGAACGACGGGGATAAACTTGCCCGCCCAGTCGGTGCTCTCAAGAATGTCGTAGCCGTTGATTTTGCACCACTTGACCTGCTTGACATCGACCTCGCGCTTGCGCAGCGGCTTGCCATAGATGGTCTTCAAGTTTTTGTCTTCCGGCGTGCCGGCATAAACGGCCATGTTGCCCGGGTACAAGTGCAGCGTGCGCTTGGTGTTTTCGTAATAGTAGTAATCGGCGATGCGGACCGTGTTCTCGTTGATCCACTGGCTGATGCCTTGGTCGCCTACGCCAAGCGTTTCCATTGTCGAGATAGGCGTGGCGTTGGGGAAGCGCTCCTCATATTCGCGGTGCGTGATGTCTTCCGTCACGAAGCACCACTGCGCATCGGCCCCGCATGGGTCTTGGATCAGCGGGTCCATGTAAACGCTGAAGCTGTTGCGGATGCGTCCGATCTTCAGGTCTTGGTTGAACGTGTTGTCGTCGCAGTACTCGGTCAGAATGCGGATGTAACCTTCGCCGTAGGTCACCTGGTTCTCGCAGGCGGTGTCGTAGGCCACGTCAGCGTCGCTGATGTACTCGATGTGACGGATCATGCCATCAAACACCTCGGCCACGGCCACGTCGGCGTTGTCGTCGGCCGGAATCACCTTGGCCGAGGGCCGGTTCTGGCGCTGGTCGTTCGTCACCTGACGGACGTGCTGCGGCAGCTTGTTGATTGTCAGGCAGGGGCGGGCGTTAATTGTCTGGCCTTGCACTGCACCGCGGGTAGCCAGCACGTCGGCGGGCCACTGCCACTGGTTGTCGGGCGAGCCTGCCATGAAGCGCAGGTCGTCGAGCTCATCCTCGCGGCTTTCGGACGTGGCCGAGATGGCCATGGTCATGCGCGAGCGCGCCAGTGCCAGGATGTCTGCGTCGCTTTTATCTCTGGCCGACCCACCGACAGCAACGGCGGCTGCGGCGTTGATGCCGGTGTAGTCTGTTGCCATGGCTTACTTGATCTTGCTCAAAACTTTGGCAACGGTTGCTTTCACGTTGACCGAGCCATCGTTGCAACCCTTGAGGCCGGCCATCATGCCAGCGTTGGTGGGTGTATTGCGTGCGGGCATGCCAGCACCAGACATCTTGGGCTCGCGAGCGTTCAGCTTGCTGATGGGTTCGAGATGTTTGCTCATTTTTTGCCTTTCGTACCGAGGATTTTGTTGGCCTTGGCGTCGATTTTAGCCTTGGCGGACGGGGACAGGTTGCCAGCCTTGACTTGTTGGGTGGCGCGGGCCTTGGCGTTGGCTGCGTGAGCTTTGTCGGGCATCGGATACGCGCGCTTGCCGGGCATACCGAACTCAGACTTGGGCATTTCCTTGCGGGCTTTGGTGGTCAACTTGCTCATTTCTTGCCTTTCGCTGCGGGCTTGCTGGAAGCCGCACGTTTGGTGGCGTAGGCGATGGCCACGGCCTGTTTGACGGGCTTGCCGGCGTTGACTTCAGCCTTCACGTTCTTGCGAAAGGCCTCTTTGCTGGCGCTTTTAACGAGTGGCATGGTCACTTGCCTTTCTTGGTCGTCTTGGCCGATTCTTTGAACGCCTTGGCCGTCGGTGCGCCCTTGGTGCCTGGCTTGCGCATCTTCTCGCCGCTGCCAGCTTTGATGCGCTCTTGCTTGGCGTGAATGTTAGCGTAAAGTCCGGGCTTTGTGGCCATGATTAGCACTTCCAACGTTTAAGTGATGCTTTGGCGCGTTCAGCGTCGCCCTTGGCGTTCTTGACCACACCTTCCATGCGGGCACAAAACGAGGCTTTTCGCCCTGCATCGGCCTTGGTTTTCGGGTTCGGGGCGGGCGCCTTCAAGTTTGAGCCAGTTTCGCGATTGTATTTCTCGCGCCCTTTGGCGGTCAAGCCCGCGCCTTTGCTGACTGGGAGCTTTTCTCCGCGTCCAACGCTCAGCGATACGCCTTTTTTAGCCATCACGCCCCCATCCAATTTGTTGAAATGCTGTTTGACCCATACGAGCGGGCCACGCGAGTCGGTTCGCGGTACTCACGGTGCGCCACGGGGAACGCAAACGTCACCGCGATGGCGTCTGCTGCGTCCGGCGAGGCTAAACCGCGAGCTTTCATGTCTTTTTTGCTCTCCAAAAAGATTGTGCCACGCGAATCGGGCTTCATCATAGGCGAAATTAGATCAGTTTTCAGAAATCTGTCAAGCGGCACGCTGGCTGACTTCAGCCACTCCCGCATATCGCCCCACATTTCCGCCCGCTTGTTGCCGTACATGATGGGGTTCTTGGCCTTGTTGCCGAAGTTGACGCCCCTGATCTTGTACCGCTGCTCTTTGAGCCGATCCACGATGCCGGCCCCCAGGCCGCCCTCGTCGATCACGACCAGCGCCGGCTTGTATTCCTCGATCACGTCGATCACATGGCCCACGACCGTCATCGTGTCGTCGCCTCGGTGGCGCAGCAACTTCACTATGTCGCGCCCCTGCCTGATCGCAATGACCGTCGCGTCCGCCCCGAAGCGTGCTGGGTCCACGCCCACCACGATGGGCGCTGAGTCGTCCTTGTACTTGGGTCTGGTCATTGCGTCGTCCACGATGCTGGCGCTGATGAACTGATCGTCGCCTTCGTCGGGGAACTGACCATAGACCTCGACGTGCGCTTGCGCGCTGTCGGGTCCGTATTCGTCAATGATCTGGTTGTAGACCGCTTTGTCGGTGCCCTCGACCGTGCGGGCGTCCACCACTTTGGTCTTCCAAAAGTCGCGCTTGCTGTTGAACGCCTCGTAGAAATACCCCGTGTTGCGACGCGGGTTGGAAAACGCCATCCAGAAACGGTTTGGCGTGTTCTCCGTAAAGAACCCGCTTGTTACCGCCCAAATGGCGTCGTCAATACCACTGGCCTCATCAAAGATCACCATCACGCCGTCGAAGTTGTGCACGCCAGCGTAGGCGTCCGGGTTTTCCGCCGACCAGAGCCGCCCCTCGACCGACCAGTAGCGCGTGCCTTTCTTCAGGTCGCGCTCGACCAGCTCGGTCAGCCACTTCGCCGGCATCACTCTGGTGGCGCTCACCTCGAACCAATGGCTGTTGATTGCCATCGCCAGCCACTTTGTGATCTCGGCCCAGGTGATTGAGCGCAGCTGGTTCTCACTGTTGGCCGACACGATGGTCGTCGAGCCAATGCGGGTCGACAGCATCCAGATCGTGATCCAACTGACCAGCGCCGATTTGCCGATCCCGCGGCCAGATGAGACGGCCATGCGCAGCACGTCGAAGTCCAACTTGCCGCCGTTTTGTTTGATGTGGTCCGCGATCTGTTGCAGCACCTCGCGCTGCCACTTGCGCGGGCCTTGGAAATGTTCCAGTGGCGTGCCCGCCTGGCCCCACGGATAGGCGAACATCACGAACGCCAGTGGATTGTCCTTGAGCGTTGGCGCCCACAGGCGCGCCATCAACTCTTGTTCGTCTTCAGCGCTGTAGCGTGTGGTTTGCATGTGTTTGTGGCTCTAATATTTCTGACGCGTTTACGTCGATGACGTCCATGACGCGCTTTTGCGCCTCAGCGAGCGCCGCCGTGATGCTGATCTGTTGATTGACGTCCACCGATATGGCCTGCTTGGCCACCCAGCCGTGAGCGTGTTGCAAGATTGCCAGCGCTGCCTTGGCGTCGCCCGCCCTTGCGGCGGCGTGCAGCTGCTCACTGGCTTGTAGCTCTCCATCTGCCTTGCCTTTGAGTTCGGCCATTTGGGCCATTTGGTCAAGCTCTTTCAGTCGGTTGTACTCAACAGGAAGTAATCCAGAAGCAAGAGCTAAAGCGTCTCCCTTGAGTCCGAGTTTGGCAGCGTCGTAGATGCGCTCCAACGTCGCCTCTGTGGCTTTTACTTCTCTGATGGTAAGAGGAAGACTTTTAAACATGTGTGCAGTTTAAGCCCGTGCGATTTTTTCTGGGTGACAAATTGACCTAAATGGCCCATTGCGCGAGTGTAAGGAAACTTTGAGCATTATGCAAAAAAAAATTTTAAAGTTTTTGCAACCCCTCCGGCCCGGGCGCGGCCGGCCGCTCGGCCCTGCCCGGGCCCGCCAGCGCCGAGCCGACGGCCGAGCGGCCGCCAGCGCGCAGCTCGAGCCGGACCGGCCGGCCGCGGCCAGCTGCGAGCGCTCGGCTGCCTGCGATCTGCTGGCGCTCGAGCCCTGGCGCTTTTTGCCCTGGCGCTTTTTTGTTCTTTGCATGGCCGAGGGCCCTTCGGCCAAGCTGCTGCACCTGGTCGGCCAAGCTGCCGGCCGGCTTTGGGTCAATTGGGTCATGGCCGCCAGCTGGCCAGCTTTGGGTTAATTGGGTCATGGCCAAGAGCTCGACCCAAAAAGCCGAAAAGAAAAGCCGGAACAAAGAAAAGGCAGCGCCCCGTGGGCGCTTTTCGTGGGGTCGCAATCGCACCGGCTTTAGGTCATTTAGGTCATTTGGCCATCGAAATAAAATCGCGCCGGCTCGACTGTCACAATTCAGATTATGAAATTACATATTTTCCTAGTTCAGACAAAAAGAATGACCTAATTGACCTAAACAAGCAAAAAGCTCAATGCTGCCAAGGCCTTGGCATTGGGTCACGTCACCACGTCGCCATGACCGAACCATGACCGAAACAACCCAAAAAACGACCCAAAAAAGCCACGCGCCAGCTGGCGAACGTGTTACCTGGTAGCAAATTACTTACGCGAAACTTACGCCGACCCGTTTACCTGGTAGCACGCCGACCCAACAAAAAAACGAGCGCCGGCCCAAATTATTTTGCATTGGGGGCTTGTTGAGTGCCAAATAATCCCTTACATTATCGATGTCGGGCGATCGTGCCCGACGTAAAAATGAAAGGGCAACACAATGGAAACCATGCAAACCAAGTCGCTGCGCGACGTCAAGCCGGGCGAATACTTCAAGCGCAAACCCGACGCGCGCGCCGTGTTCGTGCGCGGCGCCTACGATCGCAGCTCGAAGCGCATCGGCGCGACCGACTTCGACGACATCAATCGCGAGCTGTTCATTAAGCCCGACGCGATCGTGTTCGTCGGCTTCACTTTTTAATTTAAGGGGCAACACCATGACCAAATCAGAACAGCGCGAAGTCGCCAAGATCAAGCAATTCCACGCGGCCGGGCTCGGCGTCGACTTTGTCGCGCGCGCCATGTCGGCGCTCATTCGCTCGGCCATGTCGAACCGGTCGAAAATCGAGCTCTCGCGCATCGCGGCCGATCTCGAGTGCCAGCGTCACCCTGAATTCCTTGTTTGAGCTCGGCGTATTGTGGCCGCCCCAATGGCCACAATGCGACGCGCTTCGCGTCAATTCACTCAACTAACCTAAAGTAAGGGCAAATCATGTCAACACTCACTCAAGCATCGAAACAATGGGCAACCCGGCCGGCCGAAGAGCGCTTTACGTCGCTCGACGCCATGGCCGCACACTTTCACGCCCAGCGCGCCATCAGTCGCGCGGCCGTGGTGAGCTCGCGCCAGCTGCGCGCCGTGCCGACGGGCGCCGACGGCCTGGTGATCGAAGGGCCGAGCGGCCACGGGTTCGCGCCGACAAATTGGGCCATGGGCCAAGCTGCGCAGCTGGTCGGCGCGCCGGCCGCGTATTTGCGCACGCTGCCGGCACCGGTCGCGGCCGACTGCCTGAATTATGGTTTTCACGTCGAGCGCGACGCCAGCGACGTCGGCGTGCTGCTCACGAAAAACGGCGAGAGCGTCATGCGCGCCATGACCGGCCCGCGTTATGGCCGCATCTGGAACGGCGACGTAGTCGACGCGCTGCGCGATCGCTTCGGCGACGGCGTGAGCGGCGATTTTCGCGTGCCTGGTATTTTCGGCCGCCAGCTCGACCAAGTGAGCGGCGACAATACCACGCTGTTCGCCGGCGACCGCGACATGTTTATTTTTTTGGCCGACGAAAACAACCGCATTGAGCTGCCCGGCCGACGCGACGGGCAAACCGGCACGCTGGCCCGCGGGTTTTTTGTGAGCAATTCCGAAGTCGGCGCCGGTACCCTGCGCGTGAAAACCTTTTTGTTCGACTACGTCTGCGCGAACCGCATCGTATGGGGCGCGCATGAGCTCGAAGAGATCGCGATTCGCCACACGGCCAGCGCGCCCGATCGCTTCGTGGAAGAGGTCGCGCCCGCGCTGCTGGCCTATTCGCAAGCGAGCGCCGGCAGCGTCGAGCGCGTATTGAAGGGCGCGCAGCGCTCGAAGGTCGACAAAGTTGAGGATTTTCTCGCGAAGCGCTTCGGGCCGAAGGTCGGCCAGCGCGTCGCAGCTGCGCACCTGGCCGAAGAGGGCCGCCCGATCGAATCGCTGTGGGACGTGGTGACCGGCGCGACGGCCTACGCTAAGTCGATCCCCTGGACCGCCGAGCGCGTCGACTTTGAAACCGGCGCCGGCGAGCTGCTCGACCTGGTCGAGCTGGTCTAAGGGGGACGCGCCATGTTCCAAATTTTCGACACGAACGGGCGCGCCGTCGGCCGCCCGGCCGGCTACACCCGCCACGCGACGGCCGTCGCGATCGCCGAGCGCCGGGGCCGGATCAAATCCGAGCTGCGCGCAGCTGCCGACGCTGCGCCAGTACGCGCCGACGGGCGCCAGCTGCTCTATCGCGTGGCCGAGCTGCCGGCCGGCCGCCGCGGTTATTTATCATTTTCTGGCGATCGCTGGCGCGTGGTGGTGCACGCGCTGCCGGTGTGCGCCGACATGGCCACGCCGGCCGAAGCGCTGGCCGCTGCGCGCCAGCTGGCCGTAGAGCTGGCGCCGGCCGCGTGGAACGGCGACGCCGGTCGCTGGGTCTGGCTCGAGACAATCGCCGAGCTCGACGGGGTGACATCATGACCCGGGCGCTTTTCGTCGCCAAGAGCGCGAACGCGAAAACCGGCCCGCTGCCGGTCGCGTATATCGCCCGCGAGAGCTGCCCGCCCAGCTGCGCGCACTATCGCGCCAGCTGCTACGCCGAAGGCGGCCCGGCCCGGCTCGCCTGGAACCGCGCGGCCGACGGCTCGAGCTGGCGCGAGCTCTGCGCGTCGGTGGCCGAGCTGCCCGCGGGCCAGCTCTGGCGCTACGCTGTGGCCGGCGATCTGCCGGGCGCTGGCGAGCGCGTCAACCTGGGCGAGTTGCGCCAGCTGCTGCGCGCGAACGCTGGCCGCCGTGGCTTCACTTACACCCACAAGCGAAGCGCTGCCGCGCTGCGCGCTGTGGCCGAAGCGAACGCGGCCGGCTTCACTGTCAACCTGAGCGCCGACAACCTGGCCGAAGCCGACGCCCTGGCCGCCACGGGCGCGGGCCCGGTGGCCGTGGTGCTGCCGGCCGACGCGCCGGCCAAGCTGCGCACGCCTGGCGGCCTGGCCGTCGTCGTCTGCCCGGCCCAGCTGGCCGACGGCGTGACGTGCGCGAGCTGCCAGCTCTGCCAGCGCCAAGAGCGCGCCGTCGTCGTCGGCTTCAAGGCCCACGGCGCCAGCTACAAAAAAGCCGACGCGATCGCCCGATCAGGGCTTGACCGCCGGGTCATTCCAATTTTGAAGGGGTAAACCATGCGAAACCTATTCCACCGACGCGGCCACAATGGCCGGCTCACGCTCTCGACAATCCCGACGACCCGGCTCGAGCGCTGGCGCGCTCAATTCGACGACGGCCGCGGGCCGCTGTTCTACGCGGCCGCCGTGCTGGCCGCTGCCGGTTTTTACGCTCTGCTGTGGCTCGCGCTGGCCGTCGGCGTGATTTTCCAATGAAGGGGCCCGCCATGCTGATAATTCTCGCCGGCGTGGTGCTGGCCGCCGTGCTGGCCGCTCTGCTAGACTTATAAGCGCGCGGCCCGCGCTGCGCAGTTGCCCGGGTGACCCGTCACCCTTTGGCCCCGACGCTAACCCGTCGGGGCTTTTTTATGGCCAGCGCCTGGCCGCCTGGCGCCGGCCTGCGCGGCCAGCTGCTGCAGCTGCTGCCGGGCCCATGGCCAGTGCCTGGCCGCGTGGCCGAGCTGCTGCCGGCCGCCTGGCCGCCGAGCTGCTGCCGGCCGCCTGGCCGCCGAGCTGCTGCCGGCCGCCTGGCCGAGCTGCTGCCGGCCGCCTGGCCGAGCTGCTGCCGGCCGCCTGGCCGAGCTGCTGCCGGCCGACGGCCGGCCAGCCGCGGCGGCCGCCGGGCCCCGGCGCGTGCGGAGGAGCGCCAGCCATGAAATCTTGCAGGCAAACGCTCCCGTTTTTTGCAGGCAAACGCTCCCGTTTTTTGCAGGCAAACGCTCCCGATTTTTCAATCTTTGCAGGCCGAAGCCCCCGTTTTTTGCAGGTCATCGCTCCCGATTTTCGCCAACAGCAAACGCAGGCTGATGAAGTCATTCAAATTTGCCTCATCAGCCGCGCGCTTGCCCATGTACGAACTCAGAACCTTTGTCCTTCGCGTGTGGGCCTTGCGTATCATGTTTTTCACATGCGCAATGACCCGATCTTGGTCCTCTTTGTTCACTTGACCAACGCCATGCGCGCAGGCGCTGGCTCCTCGACCATGCGACGCAACTCAGACTTGCTGATCTTGCCGGCCATGTCTGGCGAACAAAACAGGTGCTTTTTGGACGGCAACTCACCCGACGCCACGCGACCAAGGTCCACCCAGCCCGACTCCTTGAGCGCGTGCAGCAGCGCGGCTTGAGGAATCTTGACGCCTGACGGCGCGTTGCCGGCCAAACGGTCACACAGCGCATGGAACGGCGAGCCGACCACGCCTTTGGCGAACTCACCCTTGCGCTCACGCATCATGTCGACCAGATACGACTCGGCCATGCTCATGCCGTGCTCGACCAGGTTCGACTTGAACTCAGTCCATGCAGGTGCTGCCGACGGATTGAACGCGCTCACGTCACGGGCGTGCAACCAGCCAGCGATCGCTTCAAAGCCGCCATTCTTGTACCAGCTCCACAGCTTCATAGCAGCGTCCGGGTTCATGCGTGGTGCGGTAGACCACACACAGAACCAGCGACGATCTTGGCTGTCGATCGAGATCGGCACAGGGTCATTGGAGAACGCCAGCACGAACATGCGGTTCACCATGTCATATGGGTGTAAACCCTTACGATTGATCGGCAGCATTTCAGGCGGCGCAGCGATGATTGGCTTCAGTTTGTTCGCCAGCGCACGACGCTCACGCGCCTCGGGTTCTTTCAATTCGTTGATGATGAGAATCTCAGACTCAAGCTGATAGCCCCACTGGCTGTTGAGCGTGTCGTTGTCCAGCAGGCCGCGGTTCTTCATGCCCGGGCCGCACACGGCCCAAATGAACGGCGCCCACAGGGTGTCCTTGCCGCAGCCCTGATCGCCGCCGTGCAGCACAGCGTGATTGATCTTGACCTCGGGGTGCTGGACCTTGTAGGCCATGACGTTGAAGAGATGCTCGCGCTCGCTGGCCTCAGGCACAAGCGCTGCGCAGTGCTCCAGCCATGGCGTCACGCTGGCTTTGCCAGCCTTGTCGACTTCAGGACGGGCATCGCGCCAGCGGTTGCCAAACACGTCGCCGTCGCGTGACACCAGCACCGACTCGCCAGCAGCGTAGGTGATGCCGATCAAGGTACGGGCGCCCATCGACTGGCGGTTCTCATCAAAACACACAGACGCTTCAACCTTGCGCTGGTTGTGGATCGAGCGGCACGACACATGGCGAAAGATCGCGTTGAAGGTGCCACGGCCGATCTCGCGTCGGTCGAACATGTCGAAATAGCTGTCATCGGTCTGGACGTAAGCGAAACGCTGATACCACTGCTGCTTCTCGAGCCGGCCGACCTCTTTCTTTTCGACCTCTTCGATCACCTTGGCGGCGTCGTCGGTGAAGAAATCAGACGGCTGCAGCTTCTCGAGCGTGGCCTGCATGGCGGCTGCCATCAAGTCGTCGCGAATGCCAGGGTCATGCTTGGGGCCGCCGTTGTCGGCCACCCACTGCAAAAATATTTTTGTGTCGAAGTCGATGCAGTGACTGTGCAGGCAGCAGAACGACCGCGTCGCGGGCATGTAACGCCCCTCTGGGTTGCCGTCGGTGTGCTCTTTGCCGTTGGGGCAAATGATGCCGGCCCAGCCCTCAGGGTTCGGCTTGGTCAGCACCAGGCCTTTGTCGATCAGCCACTCAAACACATCGTCGCCGCCCGTGTCGTTGATGCGGATCGGCTTGTACTGCATGGTGTCGGCTTCGTCGGGCGTGACGCCAAGCGCTTCGCAAATCTCCGGCAGCGAGAACATGCGCTCGGGATGGAACTCCACCAGCTTGGCCGCAAAGTTGTTGCGACCTGGCTTCAGATTGATCGAGCCCGGCAGGCGGAAGTTGCGCACAGGGTTGAGCGCCCCTGGGTCGGTGTAGCCAGCGTCAGCGATCGCTTTGATGGCGGCGCTGAACTCACCCTTGGTGGGCTGGTCTTCGTTGAAAGCGTAGCCCCATTGGAACGACCCCTCGGACGTCTCCATGATCCACGTCGGCGCCAGCGGCGGCTCTTTGGACTTGGTGCCCACGTCGTCGAGCACCAACACAAGGCAATACTCACAGTTGGCAGCCGAGGCGCTCACGTTGCCGTCGCCAAAGCGATCGACAATGAACGACGCGGTATTGCCGTACCATGCCTGATCGGCCTTGATGCGGTTGATGTCCGGCATCCAAGCCGGCCAGGTGCACTTGATGGCGCCGTCAGCGTGAAACTGCAGCTCACCATCTTTGCGCACGGGTTTTTGTCTGACCATCAGCGCTGTCTCGCCCTCGGGGGCCAGACGGGTCAGGAATTCGAGAAATTGCATAGTTGCCTGTCTTGTCATTTTTGATTCCTACTTTCCGTATCTCTTCATCACATTTACTTCGGCCTCCAAAGGCAGACCGTTTGCCCATATAGGTGACGTGCACATGACGCTGTGCAGCGTCTGTGCGGCCATCTCCGCGTCTTTCTCTGGCACCTCCAGCACGATTTCATCGTGGACATGCAGCACCACGTCGTCGAGCTCGCGCAGGGCGCAGCGCAAGACGTCGTTGGCGGCAGCTTGGGTGATGTTTTCGCAGGCCAGACCCTTCCACAGACGTGCGCGGGGCCATTCTTTTGCATCCGCAGCCGGCTTCCACGACGCCTTTGCATAGGATACCCCTTCGGCCTCCAGTCGGGCATAGGGATAGCACAGGATTCGGCCAGACGGCAGGCAATACCAAAGGTGCTGCCCGTCAAACAAATACGTCACGCGGCCAGCGGAAAATTCGTGGCCTTTGTGGCGCATGGCGCGCAAGTAAGCAGATTCAAGGGCTTGCCAGTAAGTGACCGCCCACGGATTGGCGCGGCGCCATGCGTCGACCATCCGGCGGGCGTCAGATTCGGGTAAGCGAACCCCATACGCCCGGCCCATGGCCGCGAAGGCGCCGATGCCGCCGCCGTAGCCGCAGGCCAGCTCTTGCACCTTGCCGATCTGTCGCTGGTCTTTGTCGATCTCATCGACGCCGACGTGAAAGGTCTTGCTGGCGTTGTATTTGTAGACGTCAGCGCCGGTGCGGAACAGGTCGAGCTTGGCCTCAGAGCTGCGCTCGTTGGACAGCCAAGGGTTCATGCGCGCCTCAATCGCAGACCAATCTGCTACGATGAGCACATGCCCCCGTGCTGGCACAAGCGCAGGACGTAACATTCCCTTGAGAACGTCAGTTACTCGCTTTCCATACTTTGGCACAACGTTGTGACCTCTGACCATGGCATGACGTATGTCATCTGGGGCAGCCGCGACCTTCCGGGTAAAGTTGTGAACTTGAGCGCCGTAAGACGAGGCCCGTCCCGTAGCTGATCCACCCGCAAATACAAAGGCTCCCCGGACCCGGCAGTCTTCTTCATCGGCGAGAGCAGCGAGGCGGCTGAACTTCGCAACCGACGACGCCCAGAGGTCGTCGGCACATTGGATGACCTCGGCCACATCGGACGGAATTTCATCAGGATTCTCCTCAGCGCGAGCCAGCAAGTTGGCGCGCACGGTTTTGTCGATGCTGAACTTCTTCTCACCATCTTTGTAGACGGTCATCAGCTTCAACGCTTCTTCACCTACACGGTCGATCACCCACTCGCGCATCTTTGGTGAGCGCACAGATTGGATCGCGCCTTCGGTGACCTCGGCCACGATCTCTTCGATCTCGACCAGCTCGTCGCTGGCGTACTTCACGGCAGCGCGGCACAGCTCGACGTCGGCCATGACGCCTCGGTCATTGATGCGCTCGTTGACGTGGTAGTCGGCCAGCTCCTCAGGCGAGAGCTCGCGCATCGCTTTGGAAATCGCACGCATGGCGCGCACATCCTGTTCGCAATAGGCGATCATCTCGGCCATGAGCTCGGCATCCTCGCGGAAGGTGCCGTCGGCTTGTGGGATGGACAGCAGCCGGATCAGCTGCGAGCCGCGGTAGTCCTTGCGCATGTCGGCGCTGGCAAAGCGCCCTACATCCTCAAGGCTGCCTGGCGCGCAATTGGCCCGGGCCTGCGCAGCGGTGCAATAGAACTGCTCCAGCTTGAAGTTGACCTGCAAGACATACCAGAAGATCAACCGCTCGAAGGCAGCGTTGTGCGCGCGGATTTGGCCTTTGTGCGTTACCACACGGTCGGGCAAAGGTTGCCCAGGCATCCACGTCACAACGTCCTCGTCGTCGAAGGCGTAAGACATGCACAGCACGTCGGTGCTGCCGTCTTGCGCGTAGTTGTACACGCCTTTGGACATGAGATCGCATCGGCTGCGCGTCTCAAAGTCGAGCCACAGAATGCTCATTGCATGCGATCCTGAATTTCAGTTGGATCGATGTGCATCATCTGGCCGATGTACACAGCAAACGAAGCGCGGGTGTCGTCCCCGAAAGGCATTGCGTTGACGCGCTTTATCACCTCTTCGAGGGCTGCATTCCAGCCCGAGGCAAACACCCAGCGGGCGGCGTCTTGAGGGCTCAGGCCCAGATCGCCGTACAGGCGCTCGTAGTGATCGTTGGCGTTCATAGGGGCGCCTCCTCTGCGTCAACAGGGTAAGCGGGCCCGCGGGGCTGGCGCGGCTCTTTGTAGGGTGGCAGCGGAAATTGGGGGAAGGGCCAAGTGTTCATAAATCCAGCTCCAGTTGGCGTGGATCGGTAGGCGGCGTGGTGTTCTCGGCCGCTTTGACAACCAGCTGCTGCGCAGCCTGGCGGATTTGCATGGCGATCTTGAGCGCGCCATCATCGTCGCAGCCGTCACATGCCAGCGAGTACTCGCGCAGCAGGTGACAAATCTCTTGGTAAGGGTGCATGTCCGTCTCCAGTAAAAAGGTGGGGCCTCGATTTGGGTTTCGACAAGCCGCAAAGGAAAACCAGAAAACTCTGCGGGTCACCATCCTCGATCGCTGGCTTAACAGCCCCCGATTCACTTAGACCGCGCGACGGCGGCGGCGTGGAGCTTCCTCCGCAGCTGCTGGGGCTTCGACCGCATGGGCCTTGGCTTCAGCATCAGCAGTGCCATCCATACCAACCCACTCGACAACTTCAAACACCGGAGTGAAGATTTTGCCGTAGGACTTGTGAGTGTAGTGGTCCTTCTTCAAGCGCACCACAGGCACGGGCTTGGACTGGTCTTTCTCGACCTGAGACGCAATTGCCAAAGCAAGGGTCTGGACCGCACGCTTGCCGCCCACCGAGGTGGTCGTGAAACGCGCTTCCATGTCCTTGTCTTCGCCATTGAGACACTTGAGGGACATGCCCACTTGCGTCTCCCAGCCGCGCTTGGCGCCAGTGGGCGCTGCTTCGAGCTCGGGCAAAGGCTGCGACACAGACACCATCTTTTCGGCCAACACTTCGCCGTCGCCCCAGGCAATGGAGCCGTGGACAAAAGAGAAGGGGTTGACCGCCCAAGTCGAATCGTCTTCGATTTCGGTGGCGTCGGCTCCAAAAACCCAATGGCCGGTTTTGTCCATCTTGAGAATGACGGCGCCTGCGGGGCCGACATCTTTTTCAATAGAACGCAAAGCCGTTGAGAGGCTGGAGACTGCGGGGAGGTTAGCTTGACTGAACGCTACGATATTTGACATGATTGTCTTCCTTACTGAAGTTTAGAAAGGGCCGCAGATAACTGCTTCCCGACGTTTAACACGGCGGGCCGGGGATCGCTCTCCGGCGCCAACGTGCTGCCAGTTGACACTGCCACGACAAGATTGTCAGGCAACGCCACCTTGCTCTTTTTGAGGGCTTTCTCGGCAGCTGCCGGAGAAATCACCTCGGGTTCTTTATGCGGGCTCACGCCATGAGCCTGGAGGAATGTAATAGCATCCGACTCCTTGACCCACTGGCGTGTTGCGCGCTTCGGTACAAGTTTATACCCGGCGACCTGCTTGTCATTCTCAAGCATGGTGAACGCCAACTCGCGCAGGTCTTTGATCCATTCTTCGACCAGGTCGGCTTGGCCAAGCAACTTGCCGATCATATCGCTGTCCAGATCGTTGATTTTGATCTTCAGCGCGCGATCGACAGCGCCGGTCATCTTGGGGCAAATGGGTTTGGCTGCGCACCAACGGCAGTGATCGCCCACTGCCAAGGATGCGTTAGGCTGCTGGGCCTGCTTGACAGCGCGCACAAGGTCAAGCTCAAACTGGTCAAGCGTCTTGAAGTCGGTCACCCAGCGTTTGACGTGGGGCGGCTGCACAATAATCAGCTCGAGCTCTTCAGTGCCATCGAACGCCCACTGCGTGATTTCGGTGCGACGCGCGGCCGCAGCGTAGAACAGCAGCTGCTTGTTGCCTTCAGCCGGCACGGGCACGCCGTCGCCAAACTTCCAGTCAAGCACAATGGTGCGCTTGCCAAGGCGACCGATCACGTCGGTGCTGCCGAAGGCGTCAGGGATCAGATCACCAAAGCCAACGCGGGACTCGACTTCGAGTTCCATCTTCATGTCGGGGTCGATCTCGTTGAGCGCCAGCAAGGCCGGTGCGATCTTGTCATCGATCAGCTCTTGCGTAAGTTTGATGCCGTTGTACTCACGGCCGAGAAAGTCGGTGACGTGTTTGTCAGAGGACAGCAGGTCGCTCATCACGTCGTGCAACAGCGTGCCTTCGTCGGCGTACTTGCTGCTGGGTTTGGGGGGCATCTTTGCGACCAGCGCCACACTGCCGGGGCAGTTGATGACTCGGCTGGCTGTGGAACCGCCGACAAGGCTGGAATGCGCTGCAACTTGGGACATAGGGGACTCTCCTTTACTGATTGAGCCTCCATGCTATCACATCAAAAAGGGTTGTCAAGAACTTTTTGACATGGTATGCTTCAACGCATGGAAAAAAACATAGAGGCTCATCTGGTGAGCCAGGTAAAGCGTATGGGTGGCGTGGCGTACAAGTTTGTGAGCCCTGCCAATCGTGGCGTGTCCGACCGCATTGTGTGCCTGCCTGACGGCAGCACATGGTTTGTGGAGCTCAAGGCGCCCAATGGCCGGCTGTCGCCGTTACAGTTGCACTTTCAATCTGAGATGGCGCGCATGGGGCAGCGCTACGTTTGCCTGTGGTCAAAAGAGCAGGTCGACGAATGGGTCAAGGAGCGCGAATATGGTCTTGCGTGACTATCAAGAGAAAGGCGCTGACTTCCTGTACGAGCACGACCGCGCCATGGTGCTGGCGCCTGTAGGTGCCGGCAAGACTGCGCTGACGCTTACAGCTATGCGTGACATGGTGCGTGATGGTCTGGTGGCGCGTTGGCTTGTCGTGGCGCCCAAGCGCGTGTGCACAGACGTCTGGCCGGCTGAAGCGCCGAAGTGGGCGCCCGAGCTGACGGTGGCTGTATGCATTGGCACGCCGCGGGCGCGGGCCGAAGCGCTCGAATCAGACGCGCATGTGGTTGTCATCAACTACGACAACCTGCAATGGCTGGCCGAGCAAGACATTGGCAGCTTCGATGGTATCGTGTTTGACGAGCTTACCAAGTTGAAGAACCCGTCCGGCGCGCGATTCAAAGCGCTGCTCAAAGTCATGTACGCGCTCAAGATTCGCTGGGGCCTGACCGGCTCGTTTACCAGCAACGGCCTTGAGGATGTGTTTGGCCAATGCAAGATCATTGATCAGTCGCTGCTGGGCCGCAGCAAAGGCGCCTACATGCAGCAGTATTTTTTGCTGTCAACCTACGGCGGCTACGACGACTGGACGCCGCGGCCTGGCGCGTTGCAGCTGGTGATGGACAAAATCAAGCCGGCGACGTTTGTGCTGGAGCCTGGCGAATACAAAGACAAGCTGCCGCCGTGCCATACCGTCGAGGTGCGTTGCGATCTGAACGACCGCCAACCCTATGAGACGATGAAGAAAGACTTTATCGTGCAGTTTCCTGACGCGCAGGCCGTGGCCCAGAACGCCGCCGTCGTGACGCAGAAGCTGCAACAGATGTCGTCGGGGTTTGTTTACACCCCGCAGCCCGTGTGGTTTAGCCCGCACAAATTTGACGCCCTTGATGACCTACTCAGTGAGAACCAACATGCCAACACCATTCTCGTTTATCAGTTCCAAGAAGAACTCGACGAACTCAAACGACGCTACAAAAACCTCACCACGCTGGACGATGATGACGCCATTGGAAGATGGAACGCTGGCAACATTCCAATTCTGGCCGTGCACCCAAAATCCGCAGGTCACGGCCTTAACCTGCAGCACGGAGGCCGACACATGGTCTTTCTGTCCCTGCCGTGGAGCCTTGAGCTTTACGAACAAACCGTTGGACGACTGCATCGCTCCGGCCAAAAAAGCGACGTGTGGGTGTACATCTTGATGACCAACAAAACGGTCGACGAAAAGATTTGGGCAGCGCTTCACGACAAGCGTGCGCTCAGTGACGTTGCGATGGAAGAGCTGAAATGATTGTGATTAAGGAACGATATGGACTCGACAAAACTTAAGCTGTGGAAGGCCAAGCTCAAGGCGTCAAAAGCCGAAGAGCGCCAATGGGCCAAGGTGTACAACAAGGCCGAGCGCGCGATGCTGCGTGTGGGCCGACAGATCGACGAACTGGAGAAGAAAATTGCAAACGAATTGGCGAAAGCTGAACAAAGAGCTGGCGCTGCTCAGTGAGCCCGAGGTGCTGGCGTTGCTTGACGCCGAGCGGGCGGGGCGTCGCCGGGTGTCAATCCTTGAGCGTCTCCATCAACGCTACACATCGCTGCGAGCAGCGCGTGAGCGCATGGAGATACTCAAAGAGGCGCGTGAGCCTTAGGCTTCGGGCGACTGGCGCTTGTCGTACAGCGACCAGGCCACGCCGGCAAGCGTAGACACGGCGCCGACCACGGCGTCCAACGTGCCGCCGCTAAGGCCAAACGACATCAGAAAGCCGCCGCCGACGGTCGTCAACAGGTGGCGCACGATGGCTTGAATGATGGTTGCGTTGATCATGGGTATTCCTTCCAGGGTAGTTGAAAGTGCGGCCCATCTTTGAAGGTGGCCCAATCGCCGCCCCACTCGATAGGCACGTTGACGTCTTTGGCCGCCATTTTCATGGCGCCAGCGATGCGAGCGTATAACGGCCATGACCAGTCTATCTGGCCATCCACCCACGCCCCCAAATCCACGGCATGGCCATCAAGATGACGGCTGTTCATGGTTTGGCTCGAGCCTGCTTCAACTAACGCCTTTTGACGCTCGATTGTTCGCAAGCCTTCCAGCACGGCAAAATCCACCGTGCTGATCTCAATGGCGCGGGTCACTACTTTGACCAGATCAGGGTGCAAACCCTTGAGCCGGCCAAGCGATCGCGCGCCAAGTTTGAATGGCATTTTCAGTGTTTACCAAAGAAAAAGCCAGCGATTCCCGTCAAGGTCGACCACAGACCGATGCCGAGCCACAGCGCGCCTTTTGACCGGCTCGCCATGTCAATCAGCTGTTCCATCTGCTGCTCCATCTTGTCCATTTTTTTGTCCATGTCCTGTACTTTTTGCCACAAGGCGCCGTACTTCACTGGATCAATTTCTGCGCTACCTTCCAACGCCATGATCACCTCGCTAATGCATTTTGATTTCGTGACTCGGGCGCCAAGTTGTTGATCGGGGGCATCTCGGGGTTTTCGATTGCGCCGCCCACACCCATTGCGGCTTTGGGAACCGCGGGTTTAACAGCCGACCAAGTGTTTGGATCGCTGATGGCTTTGAGCACCTTAGAGCGCTCTTCGCCAGGCAACGTGTCCAGCAATTCATCAAATGATTTAGCCGACAACGACGCCTCGGCCATCTTTTCAATTGTCTTCTTGCCCACGCGCACGCCCAGAGTGTCCAGCACCTTGTTGGCGGTGGTGGCAAACACGTTGAAGATGTTGGGCAAGCGATAGTTGGGCAGCTCATCTTTGATGAGCTCAGTGGCGCGCTGCTGGCCGGCATTGATCTGCTGACCCACAGCGGCCTCGGTTTCCAGTTGCTTGGCAACATCACGCACTTTGGCAAGCTGGTCGGGTGTCAGCACTTCGTTGAGCGCTTCAAAGCGTGCGCCGCCGCGACCGCTGGCGCGCTTGAGCATGGCTTGCTCGCCGCGGCCCAGCACGTTGAGGAACGGCCCGATGCGCTCGCCGCCGCCTGGCTTTTCCAGCACGGACGCCATTTCTTTGAGCACTTGCGCTTGGTTCACCGGCGCCGACAACGTAGAGAACGTTGCGCGGGCTTGGCCATACTCGGGCACTTTTGATTCAAAGACTTTGACGTAGTCGTCCAACAGCTGGCGAGCTGCCAATTGAGTGTCGCGGCCTGCACCAGTGGTGGCCGTCGGACCGTAGGCGATGTCGCCAAGCGCACGCTTGATGTAGTGCAACGATTCGCCGGTGATTTCGGCTGTTTGGCCTGGCACCTCACGCATGACAGGCTGGCCGGCAGCGTCGAGAACGCCCGTCTCGACCATCTTGGCGGGCGCCGTCTTGCCCATGATGAAGGGTCGGCCTTCCATCTTGGCAATGTTGGCGGCCTGCGCCAGGGTGCCTTCAGGCATGCGAGAGATGACGCCGGTCAGTTCGGTATCGAGTGGCACGACAGCGCGGTCGGCAGCTTCGTAGAGCGGCTTGGACGCAGCGCGGCGAGCGTTGATGGCTGCCTGCAAATCAGGCGTTATGCTTTCAATCGTTGATTTGCGAGCGGCCTCTTGGCCAGCCTCGATGGCTGCACGAGTGTCGACCGCAGCCGTCTTCTTGATCGTCTTCTCAATCGTGGCTTGCGTGCCGGGGCTGATGACGCCGCCGCGCGCCAGCGCTTGCTGTGCGGTCAGGCCTTGCGCTTCAGGAGCCTGCAATGCAGCTCGAGCAGCAGCCACCTGTTGGGGTGTGCCCAGCGCGTCGCGTGCTGTCTTGGCCGCCAATTGGTTGGGTAGCTGGCCCAAGTCCATGGCTTTGCCGGCGGCCGTAACGCCAACTTGAGCAAGTTTGTTGATGACCGGCGCAGCCAGTCGACCACCGACTTCGTATGTAGCGCCCTCAACGACGTTACCAGCGGCTCGTTGGAGCTCGCCGGCAGCAATGTCAGGGGGTTGGAGGCCAAGCGCCACGTCAACGGCTCGTAGGCCTTGTTTGGCCGTGCCGTAGCCCAGCGCTGAACCGGTGATGCCGCCCACCGCGGTCCCTAAAGGTCCTGCGCCAAACGTGCCGGCTGCAGCGCCGCCAGCGCCGCCAAGAACGCCACCAAGCATTTCAACCGTGGGGCCGGCCATTTGGCGTGCCGTGACGGCGGTCTTGTACAGCCCCGGGTAATCTTTGGCCCAAGCCGGCGGCTCTGCGCGGGGACCGGTAGGCATGCCTTCAGACTCGGCTACGCGAGGCGCGGCCACGCCAAACTTGACGCGGATGGCGTCTTGCGTGGCAGTGTTGGCTTTGGCAAAGTTTGGGTCGAGCGGCGCGTACTTGTCGAAGATGGCGCGCTTCGTCGCCTCGTTCGCGTTGACGTAGTTCGGGTCTTGGAGAATGTCGATGAGTGCGGTCGCCATGCCGTCTCCTTACGGGGCAAGAAGTGGATTTTTGGTATCCACGCCGCCGCCGGCTGCAGTTCCTTCGGCCGCCATTTCGGAGGTAACGAACTGGCCTTTGCGGTTCTGCATGAGACGCAACACGGTCTTGCCGGCTTCCTTGCGGATGCTGTTTGGCAAGCTGGGGTCGGCCAACTGGCCGGCAGCTTCTTTGTAAGACTGCGTGTCTTTGTCGGACTGTGGGCCCTCGAAGCGAGGCACCATTTTCAGCGTCAAGTCAGCGATCGGCTTGAGTTTGGCAATCGCAATCGCGCCTGGTGTGGCCCTGCCAACAAAACCAGCCGCCACGTCGGCCAGACGACCTGCGCCGCTGCCGGTGGATTGGTCGATCAGGCCGCCTTCTTTGGTGACGTCCTTGAGCTCGGCGATCGCTGTGTCGAGGTCTTTCGACAGCTGCTCGCGCTGATTGCGCGTTTTCTCGAACGTGGCGCTCGGTTTGCCTTTGATAGCGACCGGTGCACCGACAGCGTCTTTGGCTGGGATGACTTCGCCAAACATGTTGTACAGCGTGACGTTGCCAGCTTCGTCGGTCGTGGTGTGTGCCACCTTTGTGCGCTCTTGACCTGCTGTGCGAGCTTGCTCGGGCGTGAGTCCTTTGGCCTGCCGCCCAATGACGCGAGTGGTTTTGGTAATGGGATCGTACTCTTGCGTAAGAACCGCGCCGCCCACATCGATGTTGGAAACGGTAGGTTTGGCTTCGCCAGGAGTGAGCGTTTTTGTGGCTGTAGTGCCTTGCACCGGCGCAGCTTCTCCGCCCAGGCCAGGCATGGCCAGAACGCGCGTCGTGCCGCCAATATCTTGCGTGACGTAATGCGGTTTGTTTTGCTTGATAAATTCTTCCATTCCCAAACCGTTTTTATTTTTCCAAGCTAAAAAGTCAGCGGGTTTGGTGGGGATTTGTGAAACAGCTTGCTCAAACGGCACGCGCGCCATGATCGGGCCCAATAGTGGGTCTTTGTATTGCGCCTCCAACCATTGCGCCGCAGTGGCCGGATTGTCGACGTTGGTCAGCAAATCGCGGAATTGTTTTGTGCGAGCACCAACTACTTCGCCCTCAGTTTTCTGTTGGGTCAGTCTTTGTGTCTCTAGTTCGCTCAGCGATTTTTCGACCGCAGGTATTTGAGCGCCAAAACCGGCTTGCGCCAGGCCGCCGCGTAGACCCGCGATGTTAATCTTGCCCGTCTGGGCGTCATAATTTTTGGCGTACAGATCGCTCAATACATTTTGTACTTTTTCAGCACGTTGTGCAGCTGCAAGTTGATACTGCGCCAACGCATTTTGATTCTGCGCGTTTTGAATTTGCGACATTTGCGCAAACTGCCCAAGCTGATTGGGTACTTCTAGCGGGCGAACCTGAAGGGCGATATTCGGATCAATAGGCATGTGTGCTCCTTACGCCGTGGGGGTGCCGTAGGCCGAGCGACGGGTCAACGCGTTGACCAAGTCTTGGTTCGATGAATAATTCAGGTACGACCCCAACGCGTTGGTCAAAGCATTTGCTTGGCCAACTGTACCAGCGGCTTGAGCTGCGCCTGCGCCGGTGATGTTTGAACCAGCGGCAGCACCGTATTGGCCAGCGGCTGAGCCGACGTTGGCTGCTGCGCTTTGGCCAGACGCCATTAAACTGCCCAGCGGGTTAAGCTGGTTGGCGCGGTTGGTCTGGTAGCGGTTGAATGCGTTTTGATACTCTTGCGACGCCAAATCTTGTCCAAAGCGCTCGATGTTCTTTAGACCACCGCCAGACAATAAACCACCACGCGCTGCTGCGCTACGCTCCAAACCTTTAAGGCCTTCGCTCATGCGGAAAGCGTAGCCGGGATCGGCGGTGAAATCTGCCATGCCAAAATCTTTGGCGTATTTACCATAGTCGGCGCCTTGTGTGCCGCCGGGCAGGCCGAGGTATGTCAGCAACTTGTTTTGCGCGCCGATACCAGCTTGACGGAAAGGCTCTTGCAAACCTTTTTGCTCTTGATAGATTTGGTATCCCAACGCGTTGGCTTCACGCGCTGCATCAGCTTGCGTTTGAGCCGCACTCTTTGCCGCGCCTGCGCCAGTTATTGCGCTAGTCAACATTGCGGCAGGCAACAAATATTTGGACAAAGTGCCTGCGGCAGCACCGCCACCAGCACCTGTAATCGCGCCCATCAATCCGCCGCCCGCTGCGGAATCACCCGATGCCAGGGCTGCAAATTCATCTGCGCTGATTTTGCCCGCGTTATATGCGTCAAGCGCTTGCTGGCCAGTCAAACCAGACGAAGGAGAAAGATTAAGCGCGCTGATGGCTTTGTCGTAAGCTGCGCCGTAGTTGCTAAGTCCTGGGCCGCCTTCCAAAAACGCGGAGCCCCCAGAAGCAAGTTGCGCAATTTTACCCAACGACGAGTTAAGTTGATCTTGCGAACCTTCGCTGACCAGCTTAGACGTGATGATGCTAGAGCCAGGCAAAAAATAGTTGCCGGCTATGACTGCTGCGGATTCAACAGTGTCGCGTAAGTCTGTCCAGAAGCTCATTGTGTCACCTCGCGACCGCTGGCGCGGATGTTAATGGATGATGCCGTCCCTGCGATTGTAGAGATGAAGCCGCTCGGTGCCAAGACCTGACCGACAATTTCAGGGAACGTATAAACCTCGGACGGCTGGAGCGTCTTGGTCTTGGTAATCAAGTTCTGGTTGCCCGCCGTGTCGGCAGCCGTCACCAAGTTCACGCTGATATTAGCCGCAGCGCCGCTGTAGTTGGTTGCGGTGAACTTGTCAATGATCGTGGTCACGCCCGACGCCGTGTATTGGGTCGTTTGTGTGGCTTCGGCGATCTTGGCCGGGATCAGCACTTTTACGGTTACGGTCATGTTATTACTCCAAAAGTAGGGCGTTGTTCGAGGTGTATTGCGTCATTATCCAGTTTGTACCGTCTGACACAAGTGTTGCGTTAGCGCCCGCTACGGCGCTCAAGATGGCCGTTGTTGCCGCGCCGCCAGCCAAGGGCACCACATTACTGGACGCTGACACCAGCGTTTGCGCCTGGTAGTTCTGAAAATGCAACGTGCGCCCGACATTTGTGCTGGCCGTGGGCAGCGTCACCGTGCAGGTCGAGCCGGACTTGTTGTTGATAAGCCAAGTGTCGCCGTTGGCCACCGTAAAGTCCGCTGTCTTGGTGACGGGCGCGCCGCCGGCGCCGGAGATCACCGACGCAGGCGTGACATTTTTCCAATACTGAAGCGTGCTGTCGTATTGGATCAGGTCGCCGTTGGCCAGCGTGCCAAACTGCACGTTGGAGTCCGTGCCGCCCAACACCGAGCCTGGCACAATGCGAACGTGCATGGACCCGGAGCCGCCCGAACCGGCGTTTGTCACTTCACCAATGTAAGTCTTTTGATTAGGTGCTGACGGCTTGGTTTTAGTGAAACTACCAACATAGGCCGGGTTGTAATACAGCGGGTCGCCATCGGCCCATGTCTCACCAACGCTGCTGCCGGTCGTGTTGAACCCGCGCAAGTCGCCGCTGATCTGGATCAAGCCAAAGCCATTGAGCGCAATCGTCTCAGCGGCCACGCCAACGATTTGGTTAGGATCAGTCAACGCCAACGGCGTGGGGGCCACGGTGATGACGCCAGACGCGCCTACGGCACCCGTATGGTAGCAAAGCTGGCCCTTGGTGATAGCTGACGATGCCTTGGCGTAGACGTACTCAGACTCGCCCACGCGGATCAAAACGTTGGTCGTGGCCTGGACGCCCATCGTCGTGCCGCCGTCCCAGTACATGCTGCCCACAGCCGTGGGCACAGGTGACGGCGCGGTGTTGAACGTGAGCCAGGGCACGTTGTCTTGCTCAAGAGGCGCCATGGTGCCCAACTCAGGGCGGGGCGTCATCTCCAATGCTTGAATCTGCTTCTGGACCTGCGCCACCAGCTCTTGGACGCCAGGGTCTGGCGACGACGCCAGCGCTTGAAGCTGCTTGTTGATCTCAGCGATCTGGTCCAGCGCCGACTCTTGCGTCGGCTGCTGCTGGAGGCTCTCAATGTCGATGATGATGCCGTTAATGTCCTCGCTGACCACCGGCGGGGGCCCAAGCTGCAAGTCAACCAACGAGGTCTGGTTCGTGCCGCCGCCCGTCAGGTTGAACAGGTTGAGGAAAAACCGATACCACTCACGCGCAATCAGCCCCGTGCGCTGGTCGATCAGCGGGACACGCGGCGGCGTGATGTTAGTGGCATTGATAAATTCAGGCATTGGTCGGGCTCGCTAGCAGCTCGGCGCCCATGATGGCGATCTTGACCGGA